CTAATTTTCTTTAACGTGTTCTTCAATATGTGGGATTTCATATAAATTGCAAATAGTATTTTCAGCAATACATCCTCTATACTTATCCCAATCCTTACAAAAATAAGCAAAGTCCGCTTGACCTAATAATTTGATACTTTCTCCTAAAAACCATAAAGGTGTTGCATCATGTGGTGCATCTTCAAAGAAAGATTGAATTTCTTCAATTTCATCATTAGGATATAAAGCTTTAATTTCATCTAGAGCTCTTTTTCTTTCTGTTTTAATTTGTTCATCCGTTTTATCTCTCATTGGTTGACTAATAAATACTTTAATCATCGTTTACTCCTCCTATTCCGCAAAAATCCAATCTTCTGATAACATATCACTTTGACTTGCTAACCATCCTAGCTGTACGCCACTTGTCCCATGGAAAGCAATTGCTTTGTTACCCATATCTACGTGATCTACATTAATAACTTCATCATTAGGTGTTTTGAATGATACATTTGTAGCAAGTTCAATGTATTGGTCTTTCCCATTCCATCCTTTGCGTTTTACTTTCATTCCACGTTTTAGATACTTAATAGCTTCATCAAAACCAAAAGTAGCTTCTCCACCAAGTTGAGGACAATTTTCTTCATCTGCAATTTGCCATTGATCATCAAGAATATTCGATAACGTATAGATAACTCTTTCAGTTTCTCTAATATCCATTTCTTTTCCATCTTTTGTATGCATGATTACTGTTTGCTTTTCATCATCCCAATACCAATAACCACCCCATGAAGGAAGCTTAATTTTTGCTCCATTTTTCATTAATTCAAAAGCTCTTTTAAATTTCATTGTTTTCTCCTCCTAACTTGATACATTTATTTTCAATTTTCTTATAGGCATCTAAATAAAGTTCTTTCTTATCTCCGTTATACGTACATTCGAAGTACATTCCATCCGGAAGAGATGTTGATGCTAAAGCTTTATTGTTTTGAAGTGTTTTGCAACTCCAAACAGCATAGACATCAAAATCAACTTTGCCATCCGTTTTATCAAGATGCTCTTCTGTGTATTCTCTAACTGTTTTTTTACATAAATCTAAAAATTTATCTGAATCCATTTGTTTTATCCTCCTTGTAATATAAAAGAGAGCTACTCGCTCTCTTCATTCTTATTAAAATGTAACTGATCTATTTCTTCTTTCATGTGAGTTACCATTCCATTACCGCCTAAATCATGATAAGCATTATACATCTCATTAAAATTCTCATATGCATAGCTTGGGATATTTCCTCTTTTGGTATATTTGGAATGATATTCAATTAATTGTACTCTTAAAAGAAGCATAGTACCACGTGAATTTGCATCACGTGATTTTTTTTGATTTTGTAATAACCATACGATATAACCTAATATAATAGGTAAAGCAATAGTATATGTTTGCATCAAAATTTCTTGCATACACACACCTCTAATTTTCTTTATTTTCAATCAAACGCGTAAAAGCTTGATGAAGTCCTGTTGAAGCTAAACCACAAATAGCACCACCCACGATACTTTCTACAGTAACATTATTCATAACGATGCAGTTTAAAATTGCACCTTCAATAAATACGATCGTAGGAATGTATTTGTTATCTACATCCTTAATCCATTTTTTTACAACATATCCTGTTGCTAAACATCCAGCCATAACGACTGGAACAAAATAACTAGTAATAAAACTTAGATCCATTTTCTTTCATCCCTTCTTTATATAATTTTGCTTTTATCTAATAATTTGCTGTTCATATCAACATCACCAAACACCAATTTCCATCCCGTCCAACTACCATTGTATATATTTCTCCATTTTGAATTTGGAAAAGGATAAATCATGTCTATATCAACATAAGCATGACCTTGTGAAATAATATACTGTCTTTTCAAAGCTACAACAGTTCCGCTTTTGATAAAGAAATTTTGAACTTTAGAAACATCACCTGTTCTAATTGCTTCTACTTTTCCATTCCAACTACCACTTTTAATATCAATTTGTAAAGCATTAGTTGTTAATGGTGCGTACTGATGTAGCCCTAAATCATTTTTGAAATCTTTATTTAAAAAATGGTAATATTTCATATGCATTCCTCACTCGTACTTTGATGTTTAGCTAGATAATCAATATATGCCTCGTAATCACCGCATATTGTTTCTCCACAATTTTCTTCTAAAACAAACAAACAAGCATCTAAATTGATAGTTCCTTGCACAATCCCGTTGATAAATACTGAACTTTGCGCAGGTAATTCGATACCCTCACCAAAAGAACCATCTATTTGCTTAAAATAGATTTTTCCATCTTCGATTTTGTAATGTCCTGTTCTGTTGATTGCATCATCAAGTTTTACTTGTAACCGCTCGGTTTCTTCAACATTCCTTTCAATTGCTTCCGCACTATCATTGAACGTTCTTTTGATTTCATTCATGTTTTCAGCGGTAATCTTATATCTATCATCTTGTCCTTCTTGGCGATAGTCGATTTTATCAGGATAAGTAATTCTTCCAATTGCCATTTAATCATCACCTTCTTTAATAATTGGTTCTAAAGCAACAAGCTCTTGAACAGTTGGAGAATATTCGTCTAATTGTTCGATTGTGAAATAAGGACATTCAATATCAATGTCTAAATCAATTAGTTTTAAGTAATCTTTATTGAATGGAGATAAACTCTTTTGACCGTTCTCGTTCTCTTCTCCTTGCTCTTCAACCAATTTGTTGATTTGATTAGATAGAAGCTCATTTGCATCATTGAATTTCTTTGATAGTTTAGCAATAGCCCATCTTTTGGAAATATCTCCTTGATGATTACCTAAACTAAAAAGAGCCGAATTAATAGCTCCTAAATCTTTATTCTTCACTTTCATTTTTCTACATCCTCCGTAGTATTTGTTGAGTCCTCAATTGTATCTTTTGAAATAACCGATTGATCTTCAATTTTTCTCATTTCCGCTTTGAATTCATCTTCTTTAGCACGACATTCTTGAAGATTAGCATAATACTTATCTTTATTTTGGATGTACAAAGCAGTTCCACCATTCATATGCCCGTCCTCATCAAACGACTGTGAAAGTGTTTCTACAATCTCATTATCAATCATAATCGTTCCTGTATATTGAGATGTGTGTTTAATTGTTAGTTTCATAATAATAGTTCCTTTCCTTTTTATCCTGATTGACATTCAACATAAAATCTTCCAAATAAGGTTGTGAAATAAATTCTATGATCCATTACTGTTCCAAATTCTATTTTAGAAACATTGTTAGCAAGTGGTATTGTCCACAATTTTCCACTCGAATTACCTTCTTGATAAGTAATAGGAGAAAACATACTATCTAAGATTGATTTTTTAGTTCCTATAGTTAAGATACCTCCCTGATATCCAAAAATGTTTGATGTAGCTTTAGCATTCAGTACTAAACCATTAGAATCAATAGATAACGTGCAGCCATCACTAGATGTAATTGAAAAAGTTGAACCTGTAATTACCGAAGCTGTAATACGTCCACTGAAGCTTCCATTAACAGCTTTTAAATTGTTAATGATGAGATTTCCATTTGCATCAGCATAAAATACCTTTGTACCACTATTATTTACAATATCTAACCCCCCACCTGAAATATGAACACCACTTTTATCTAATACAAACTTAGTAGTATAGAGTTGGCCATTTGCACCAATCTGTTCATTAACAGCAAGCAAGATATTTGTTGGCTGCAACTTGATTTCAGCACTTTGGATTCTTGTGGTAACTTCTGACACATTACCTTTAATAGTTGTTATCTCTTTTTCTTGACTAACTGCTTTTAAACTTAAATCATTAACTGTTTGATTGATTTGAGTGTAATTTTCTTCAATCGTTGTGATGTTGTCACGTACATATCCTAAATCAAAATCAAAACCTGTAGGTCTTGTTCCAAATTCTACCTTTGGATTTGCGACAACTGCCCTTTCAGCATTTAGGTCAATAATCATTTTAAGATTAGATACCGATGAAATCTCTTTATCTTCTAATTTAAAATGCGCCCATATTCTTTCTTCGTGGTCTACAGTTGATGTTTGAAGTAAATACTGTAAGTCGAATTGGCCAAGATACCAATAAACTGAATATGTTTTCTTGGTTCCATCAGCATACCCTACATCAAATTCAACACCTATTCTATTAGAAAGTTGGCCGACAATACCGTTAATGACTTCAATACTTGTTGAAATACAAATAGCTTTGCCTTTCAACTCACTTTTGTTGATATCCAATGGCATATCATTGATAAATTTTGTATTTATTTCATCGCTAGTTTTAATCAACGGTTTATGACAATTTGAAAATATATTGTTTGAACCCGATTCAAACTTGTAGATGCTTTCAATAGATTTTGATACATCAGATTTAATACCGTCTAACCCGATTTCTAAATCACTAATATTCTTTACGTTTTTCTCAACCTGTTGAGCAGTTAAATTGATTTTCGTTTCATCATTATTTAATCTCGCTTCAACTTTTTTTATTTTTTGAGAATCACTCAGTGCATCGGTAATCTTTGAAACATCTTTTGTTGTAAACTCACCGTCAACTTCTAAACTGTCTCTAGCAAGTCCACCGTTTACTGTTCTTTTTACATTTAGTGCTATAAATTTTAAATCACCATATGTAAAAGAATCAGTTGCTTCCATGAAACCTAATGACTTAAATGATTTGAATGAATAAAACTTTAATCCTTTGTATAATTCATAAATACGATTAACATCATCTTGTGAAACATATAGGTTATCACTATTAAGCAATAAAGTATTTTTATCATCGATTCCTTTCGATAAGGGTTCAGTTACTCCATTGCTCCAAAGCACGCAAGAGATATCAACCGACTCTATCAACTCATAGTTATTTGAATAACTCAAATCATAATTATTCGAACCTAACTTTTTAAAGTGTACCTTATTGTCTTTTCCAATATAGGCATTTTTTCCATCACATTCAGCAATGAAACCAATAAATTCTCTAACCAGTCCTGAACTGTCATACCAGTTGACTTCCTTTTTCAAGACATCCGAACTTAAATCAGTTGTACAAATACTTACACCTGTCAATGATTGGATTTCCAATAACTGTTCAGTAATTGTCGTTGGATAAACGAGTCCTGTTTGATATTCAGTATTGAACTTCAACATGTTATCAAAAAGCACTAGTTCCATTTTGCCTGTAAAACGTTCAGGCTTTTCATATGCCATGTAGACTTTATCATCAATAGAAAAAGGATAATCTAATATATCTTTGATTAGACCATCCTTATTGTTGATTGTAATGTTGACTTGTGTTGCGATAGCATTTCCTAAAAGATACTCATTGCTGATTTCTTCCTGATATGAAAGTGATGTGACTAAACCTGTAATATCATGTCCTTTAAATTTAATCGTTTCCATATATCCACCTATCTTTCAACCAAATTGACCTTGAAGCCTTTAATCCATAAGCGATCAATACATAAATATTCAAAGCTTTTAGGTCCTGCGTAGAATTGTTTCGTACATCTTTCGTTTTTCTTTAGGTCATGAAAATCAACTTCAAAGAATTCAGGTTCTATAAGATTAAGAATTTTACTCATGGTTTCCGGCTCGTTCATATCATAGGTTAACGATATTTTAGTTACATCTATTCTTCGCCGATTTCTTTCCATCAAACCGTTTTGAATATCTCTACCACTGTCGTCATCAATATCATTCAGCTCATAGTTCATAGAAACAGGTGGAGGGATTTCAACACCATTGACTTTTATTTTAATATCATCATATGTCCTCTACTTTCCCCTCCTTAATAGCCTTTCAAGATCTTTCTTCTTATTACTTTTGTTCAATGCATCAGCATCAACATTTAATTCTTTGTCATTAACTGCGTCTATCAATTCATACAATACTTTAACAATGACCTGTGCATCATCATTATTTCTATTACCAAGCTCATCAATATAACTTTTAATGATTTCTGATAAATTACTATCATCACTCTTAATAAAGTGATTAACATTTAATTCTTGTGATCCTGCAAATGCGATTTCAGGTTGCTGCAACGAATTAAAAGACATAGCTAATTCATTTGATAATCCTTTTACACTATTCAATAATTTAAATTTATTGTTTTCTATTCCCTTGGCCATACCTTCCATAAAGTCAGGCATCCAAGTTTCATAGTCTCTTAATGGTCCTTCATCAGGACGAGAGAAGTGCAATAAGGATTTAACTGAACTTGCTACACTTTTAACTCCGCCAATTACCCAATTCTTTGCTGAATTGATTCCTTTAGAAAAACCACTCATCATATCAGAACCCCAAGAATATGCGCTTGAAGTAACGCTTGTAATACTTGAAGATACTGTTGACATGACACTTGAAACGGTACTTGAAACAGCACTTTTTGCACTGTCGATTCCGTTCTTGAATTTTCCCATCAAGTCAGAACCTTTAGATTTAAATTCTTCATACTTATCTTTGATTGCGCTGATACCATTAGAAACAACACTTCCTATATTCTTAACAACTGAATTGTTTGAAATTCCATTTTTAACCTTATCGATAAGTGTTTTACCTTTTTCCTTGAACTCTCCGTATTTTCCTTTGATCCAATTAATCCCATCACCAATCAATCCTGCAATCGAACCAACAATTGGCATTGATTTCAATCCATTGATTAACCCCTGCATTACATATTGGCCAAGTTCTTTCATGACTGTTGATGGTGAATGAATGCCAAACAACGATTTGAACCATTTTATAAATGGATCAACGATGTTATCTTTAATAAATCCTCCTGGATCACTAAAGAAATCTGATACTCCTTGACAGAAGCCATCCCACATTGAACCTACAATCTTACAGAACGCATGGAACAATGTTGTATTCAATCCTACAATAGCCTGAACAAGAACTGCACCTAATCCTACGATTATTCCTGCCCAATCTATGCTGGTAATAAAGTCAGCAATATCATCACCTAATTTATACCAATCAATTGTTGCTAAAGCATTGCTCAATGTATTTAGAATCCCAAGAGCTGCATCTGACAATGTCATACCAAAATCGGCCCAGTTTATATTGCTAAAGAATGAATTGATACTACTTCCAATCTTTTGTCCTAGTGACGACCAATCAATGTTAGTAATAAAATTATGAATCGTACTGATTGCTCCGCTAATTCCTAACGCTAATGACTGTGCGAACTTATCCCAATCCACACGATTGATAAGTCCCATAACTCCATCAGCTAAACCTTTACCAATTCCTGCCCAATCAGCAGTTGTGACAAATCCATAAAGTGCATCAATTCTCGCTTGTAAATAGCTTCCTATTGTCGCACCTAGTTTGGTCCAATCAACTGTGTGTACAAGACCATTCAATCCTTCAGCTAATGCTTGGCCAATTCTTTGCCAGTCAATCCCATTGAGCAATAGATAAAGTGTATTGGCAATAGTATTGATACCCGTACCAAACATCTTACCTACATTTTCCCAATTGATTGTTGCAATCAATGAATTGAATAAATCACAAAAGCCATTAACAAATTGAGTTATCTTTCCACCAATATGATCCCACGAAATATAGTTAGTAAATGAAGATACCGCATCATTGATTTTTTCACCGATGGCTTTACCGATGCCTGAATAGTCTCCATTCTTCCACATTTCACGTAGTTTCTTAGCAAAATCATTAACTGAACCGTTATCAAGATTTGATGGTGTATAAACACTTCCGCCACCGCCTGAGCCACTTGAATCATTGTTTTTGTTCTTGTTGAGATTGTTGATTTCATCAAATCCCATCAATGATTTTGTGGCTTCCTTAACTTTTTTAGCTGTATCTTTTGCTGATTTGCCTGTTGATGTAAGAGCATCTCTTGCACTAATGATACCCGCAGTTGCCTTTTTAGTTTGTCCTATAGATTTACCAAAAAGAGTTGAAATAAATGAAGCAATGTAGCCTGTTAATTTTGCTAAAGCACTCATAAGTGCATTCAACATAGGCATAATTGCTTGATAAATTGGTGTAAACGCAGTATTCAAATTCGATTGAATTTGATTCAAACTGCTCACAAACTGTTTGTTTGTCTTTAATGTATTCCAAAGCGTTGTTGCAAGTGAAGTAACAGCTTTTGATACTGCAGGGAATATAACACTAAATAAAGCAAATCTTTTAACAAGACCTCCAAAAGAGTTTCCTGCTCCGTTACTGCTGTTTCTAGCTTTATTAAGACCTAGTGTAAATAATGCAAACTTACCTGTTGCGCCTACAACACTTTTACCTAATCCTGCCAATCCACCTTTTAACTTATTAACTCCGCTATATGCTAAATTTAAACCTTTATTAAGAAGTGGAACTGAACTGATAAAATCAGATGTACATCGTTTTACCTCTTGTCTAATGGATAATAATTTTGATTTTATTGCATCTAGTTTCCCGACATTTGCCGATGGCATACTTTGTTCAGTTTGTACTGGTTCAATTTTTTCTTGTAATCCACCTACTGATTGCTCTAATGCAACTTTCTTTACATTGTTTGAAGAAATATCACTTTGAAGTCTTAAAATCTTCTTTTCGATTGCATCCAATTGAGACTCAAGACCTACTGTCTTTTTACTTGCAAGAGTATCTTGCATTTCTTTGTATTTTTCTTTTGCGGATTCAAGCTTACTGTTTAGCTCATCCAACAATTCAAGATTGTTAAGTCTAAACTCTAACGGTTTATTTTTAAAATCCTGAATAGAATTTTTTAATTCTTCAATCGATTTCTTTTGTTCATCAAGAGAAGCTTTTGCTTCTTCTCTTTTAGTAATTGCCTCTTTTACACTTTCATACTTACTTGTTAAAGTATCAAGTTCACTCTCTTGGTTCTTGATAGTTGCATTTAAAATGGACATTTGAGAAATCGTATCATTGATTTGCGCTTTGATAATTTCTTTATTCTCGCTTAAATCAATACTTGGCATACTGATTTTAGAAGTCGGCGGACCTCTTATGGCATTTGCTTTTTGAGAAACACTTTCCATTGGCTTAATTGCATTTTCATTGTTAATGATTGGCATTTCCAATTTTGCACCTGAAACAATAGATTTCATTGCTTCTACATAAGCTTGCATATCACTTTTTGTTTTATTTAAACAATTTTCTATCGTTTCAGTAACTTTATCCAATGAATTTTGAAGCCCTTGTCTTAATTCTTTAAACAAGTCATTGGAATAACCTTTTAAGCTTTCTCTCATCTTATCAGCAATCTTATTGGATGCATTGCTGACATCGTTATCAAGATCACTTTTGACTTCCATATCCAACTGAATCGTACCTACGCTTGTTGCCCTTACGTCACCTACTTTCTCTTAAAAATAAAAAAAGGAGTTATGAAAACATTCCTTTGAACATATTTTGAATATCTTTCATAACTTCCTCCTTAGATTTGTTTTTGTATTTTAATTCCATCTGTTTATTTTGCCATGAATTGTATATTTCTTTTTCGCCTTGAGTAAAGCTATCAATGATATCCTGGTTATCTTCAGAGCGAATTTGAATTATTCTCCCGAGTGGCGTTTCAGCGGTTAGACCATTCAATAATGTTGTGAATTCAATCCAATCCATTTTGTCATCGTATAGATCCTTATTTGGATACTGCATGGCAAAACTTGATTCAATCAATTCCCAATCGTCAAAAAGGTCATACCACTTATTTACTTTTTTGGTGTTTCTTTTTCATTAGAATCTTCTTCTAAATCTACACCTTTAATTGCTGCCATAATGACATCGAAAATTAAAGAATAGGCATCAAATGTTAAATTTAATGAATCAATATATTTCAATGCTTTTTCACCTAAAGACATTTCAACGATTTTATCCATCATTTTTGTATCTTCTTTAATCGAAGTTTCATCTTTGCCCATTCCATCAATCACTGCCATGATTGCCATTACATTTGTTTTTGAAGTGTCGATTTGATAACTGGTATTTTCATCTACCATTACAAAAGGTCGTTCATTTTTTGCTTTTAATCTCTCGATAATATCATATTTTCTTGCCATAATTTTCTCCTATACTACTTTTGATGCTTCTGTATATGTTGGTTTACCGTCACAAATGATGTCAAATTCTAATGGCGAAACATCTTGTGATTCTCCACCTAATGCATTTTTAACATCTAATACACAGTTACCTGCTAATTTAGAACCATCTGGAAAATCAACTGAAAAATTCGTTGAACAATCAAGTCCATCTTTAAATGCTACACCAGCAACATAATCGTTACCATCGTCTCCAACATTTCTTTTACCTTTCAATGAAATGGTAAGTTTTTTACCAGTCATTAAAGCACGTGACCATCCTTTCATGTCCATAGGATTCCAGTTTTGAACATTACCATCAATCGCAATAGAAAATGATTCCATATCCTTAACGGTTTTTAAATCAGCTTCTTGTGATGCTAAACCCTTTGTACCTACTTTAAATTCAATATCAAATACTGGAAATACTCCACTTGTAACTTTTCCTGCCCTTATTTATTCCTCCTTGTAAGTTATCCATAATTCAATTACATACTCATAAACACCACTTGAATCAGTTCCTAAAAAAATAGGCTCATCACTTCTCATTTCACATAAAACAACTTGCTTGTCATTAATCAATGGATGTTGCCCATAAAAAACATTATGAATTTGTTGAGAAATTCTTTCAGTTTCATCAGGATTCTTATTCCAATGAGCGACAATAGAAACTCCTTTAGTTCTAGTAGATGTGTTTTTCAAACCGCCTAATGCTAATTTATTTCTATTACTTGTTAGATTTCTAACGCATATTGTTTTATCCTTTGAATTGTCATATGTTCCTATTTTCCAGTTATCTGCTTCTATTTGTGTTTTAAGAAAATCTTTTACTTCTTTTAAAGTCATCATGTTATTAATCCTTTACTTTCTTCCTTTAGAAATTTAGAAAATGTATCAAGCACCCACTGTAGACCTTCACCATCCAAGTAATAATCCATCCAATGATCTTGAGCGTTCATGTTTTTAGTTTGCTGAAATGTAGCTTTATCCACATTGAAATACCAACGTCTGGCATAAGGTGTTGAAAATATAATTGAATAAACCATTTCATTTACTTTATCAACAAAGCCACTTCTTTCTAACTCTCCTGTATCTTTTGGAACAACTGCACGTGTTTTGATATCATCTAAAACCGCCTGACTTGTACGTTCCATTGCACGATTGCAAGCTTCTGTTAGTTGTTTAGAAGCCTCATGGTTTGGTTTAAATGAAACATTTATTCTCATTTAAGTTCAATCTCCGTTGAGAACACTGAACCCATGACTTTGTTTTTGCTCAATGAATAGACTTCTTTCTTGATACCATTAACTTTCACGTAACCCTCAAATTTATCGCTTCCTTGCACGATTACTTCTCCTTTGATAACAATACTGCCACTTAATGAAATAAGCTTTGAATCGGCATTAAATACCTGTTTTTGCGTTTCATCATATTTGCACTTACCATCATAAATCAAAGTTTCTTGAGGTCCTTGATCTTCGGTATCTATAGTTTGATAGACTTCTACATCATCTACTAATTCCCAATCAGGAAAAGGTAAAGGACAGGTAATTATGGCACTAGGCACGTTAATCCTGTCCTGTTCAATAATTTAATGACACTAGATGATGTATCGATACCGTTCATTTTTTCTCCATTAAAAGACATTGATGTTTTACCAATTGAATAAGAAGAGACAGGAGAATTAATAAATGCTCCATATCTCTTATTGAAATCGGCATGTGTACAAACCGCCTTTCTAATGAGTTCTTGCTGATATTCGGTTAAATTATCAAATCCTTTACCTCTAATTCTCCCAAATACCATATCATCGATATCATCACTTGCTTCATCTAAAAGATTTTCTTCATTTTCATTTATGAGTGTACCTTTATACTCTTTTGAGTAATATTCATAATCAGCATACATGCTAATCACCTATTTTTCTGCTTCTTTTAATTTCTTAATTTCAGCTTTTAGTTTTTCATTTTCTTTAACTAATTTTTGATATTTTTCATATGATACTTTTTTAGATGGTGAAGCAGTTTTTAATTTAACTTTTCCATCTTTGTCGGTTTCATAAATATCATAGCCATTTGATAAATAAGATTGTTCATCTTTTTCTTCAATGGCTATTTCTTTGTTTTTATTCACTGCATATAGCATTCTCTATTCCTCCTTATTCAGCTTCAGCGTTAATATAAACCCCTTCTTTACGATTAGGAATTAAGAATAAATCCCCATATTTACGATTTTGATATAAGAAACCATCACCAGCAGTGTGTGTTCCTTCTGGCCATAATTTAATATATTGATGTTTATCACAAGCTAAAATTGATTTTGGATGGAATAAGATGAAATTGATTTGTTTTGCTGTAACACCTGGTTTGCATCCATCGCTGAAATCATATTTAGTTTTCATACGTGCTGATAAAATTGGTTTGATTTTTACACCATCTAAATTAACAATAGTTCTTTTTACTTTTCCATCATTTGATCCGTTAATGTTTAAATATCTTTGCAATTCTTTAGCATCTTTTAAATATTGTTCTACTGTTGGTGTTACATATAATACACGCCCTTCTAAAGGGACGCTGTCTTCTGTCATATCTTTCATTGCTTTATCAATAAGAGATAAGATGTTTTCAGCAGATGGAACCGTATTATCAATAGTTCCACTGTGTGTTTGCATTTCTGCATATAATTTTGAAATTCTATAACAGTCAGTTTCAGGAATGTCTTGTTGTGTTTCAAATTCATTAGTTACATTTGCTGCAGCTAAAGTTAAATTTGATTCATCAACATCCATTTTGTCTACAAAGAATTCAACATCACGATCATGTTTTAATACGAATGTTTGCCAATCATTTTTCACTGATTGTCTATTAAATCCACCGTTTCTTGAATGATCTTTATAACCGGCCATTTCAATGAAAGGTAATTTAACTGTATTTGCATTAACGAATTTGACTTTTTCAGTGGTCATTTCACTTGTTAATAGTTCTCTTGTATATTTTTGGACTAATTGTCTTTCAAATTGAGTTGCATAGTTTACTGTATTTGTTGCTCCTGCCCTTATTATTTCCTCCTAAATATTTCCAAATATTTCACTAATTTTATCTTTTTCTTCTTGAAGCGGATTTTGTTCTTGTTGTTCCGGTGCTCCAAAAGAAAACTGATTTTGTGTTTGTTGTTGAGTTACCTTTAATTCAGGCATTACTTTTAGTAATTCTTCAATAGCGGTTTTAGCCATTTCTTCACTGTAGTTTCCTGATTCATCCGTAACATCAGCAACATCAATCATTCTACATGCATAGACTAATTTAGATGGGTTGACACCATCAATTGCCATCTGTGCTTTTAATTCGGCTCTTGCTAATTTATCAACTGTAATTCCAGTAGATAAATCTCTTGGTTCTTCCTTAGTATCTTCTTTATTAGGATTTTCTTCACCATCAACTAATGCACCATCTTCAATTGAAGCTTGTTTCTCTTCTCCTGGTACATCATTTTCAGCTACTTGTTCAGAACCTTTTGTATACTTCTTTCTGGCTCTAGCCATCATCGCATCGACTTGTGCTTGAGTATACATTTTTTCTTTACCATCTTTATTTTCGCCTTTGGTATCGGCTCCCTCATTTTTAGAATCAATTGAAGGATCATCATTCTTTAATTCATCTTTTACATCATCAAAATTACCTTTTGTTTCATCCTTTACTTGATTTTCAGTTTGATCAACTGTTTTTTCGTTTTTGGTATCTTCTATATCATTACCAAAAGCATTGCTAATTTCTTTTTCATCAGCCATTTTCTTTTCCTCCTCAACTTGCTATACGGTGTTGATAACCTCACGATGTTTCTTTTGTGCCTAACATTTAAAAGGCAAAATAAAAAGCAACTATTACTTAGTTACTTGTTTACACCCCTTGTATTTACTTTTTTTGGTGGTGGTACATAACATTTGACAGTTACATATCTTTCTCGACCACATATCATACATATCTCCTTTCTTGAATTTGAACAAAATAAAAGCGAGTTGCTATAACCCGCCTTAAATATTTAATAGTAACCTTCCATATCCCACAGTTTATCCGTGCAATCTTCGATGGTTAATTCTTTTTTGTTTTGAAGAAATCTTAAAAATTCTTCCTCATTAAGTTTTGATTGTCTTATTGTTCAAATACCCCCAGCCATACTAATTCTATCAATATTTTTTTCATTTAGAATATCAATTATTTTATCTTCCGTTTTATTGAAAAAGCTCATTTTTTTGAACCTCCTAATTTAACATCTAATGCATTTAGAATAACTTCATAATCTTTAATTACATTATGAACTATGGGCTCATGATTTTCAACAGATACCCTATACAAATCATTGTCTAAATCAATAAAATAGCTTTTCCCGTTTTTAAATTTTTTAGGATAATTGAATACTTGACTTCTTAATCGCTTATACCTATCGTTACTAATATTAATAGTTTTAGAATCCCTTGATTTTTTATTACCAAATATCATAGACAGTTGCTTTTGAACTCCAGGACTATCAATTTGAACTCTGTGTCCATGTATTGTTCGCCATACTTCGCCATCATGTTTGCCCCTTGCTGCTACCTCCTTGTTTTTGCAAAAAGAAAAGCCGAGCATTCAATCGGCTTCTTAGTACTTATCTCTAATTTTGCAATTATTACATATCTCTTTGAAATCATTAATTTCTCTAATTTCTTTTGGTATTGTATGATCTGGTGCTCCATCAGTACAAACCATAACGATATCAAAACAATTTATGACTTCAATTATTCTTTTGTACAATGGACAATAAACATGATTATTATCTTCCATTTTTATCTAGCACCTCCAATATTCTCAATACATCTTCACTATATTCTCTCTTAGCGTACGCAGTTCTTATAAGTTTTGACTCATTATCAACATAAACCGTTCCGCTTTCACCATAATATCTAGTAAATCTGCCTTTCCATACAACTACTGAAAGCTTAGCATTTTCAATCCACTTCAATGATTGCTCTTTTGTCACTTGATGTTGTCTTTCCGCGTTGATATGTTTTTCATCAAAAGCATAATCACTAATATTTTTAGGAATATCCGGTTCTAAATTTACAACTGCTTTTGGCAATTTAAGAATGTTCTTTATTTCTGATTTAAGTATACCATCTTTTTCTTCTGTAGTTAATGGTCCTAGCCTATCTTTTTCTCTTGAACTGTTACGTTTGAACTCAGGATGTTCCATCAAGAAATTACGCATTTCTCTTTGCAAATCTCTCAACTTCCTGCTTTCATCTTTTTTGTTTTCAGAATCAACAGTTCCTTTAACAATTCTCTTTTGTTTTCTAATCTTATTTTCCAACTGTCTTTGTATTTGCTCATTCTTATAATTTTCAAGAGCTTTTTCACTTGCTACTTTTTTGGGTATACGAGTGACACCCTCAATATAATTAATAAGCGTATGCCGACAGTTAGGATGAAGAAAACCAGCTTTGATAGCGGTACTTAACAACTTATAATTGTTGTTATTTGCCATGTATTCTTTGCTAGGATGAGCAAAAACATCATCTATAAGTATTTCTCCCTGCCAAGGAATACAAAGCTCACAAGCGTTCGCATGAACCGATACAAGTATCAAATATGTTTTATATTCATCTCTTTTTGTACCTTCACCTAGAAAAGTAGCTCTTTGTGATGCAGTTCTCAAACACATTTCAGCATAGGTAGCAATATTGACTCGTCTACCATTTTGATAGGTTATGCAATTAATTCCTCTTTTTAAGAAATCCTCACTTGCCATATCAATAGCTTTTTGAAGGCTTATTGCTCCTGTAGATAATTGGAACTCTGTATTGTGAATGACTTGTCTAAAAACATCATCCATTTGTCTATAAATTGCTCTATCAGCATTTTTAAAATCATTCGTTGTTGCCTCAATTAAAGCGTTCAACTTCTTTTTATTTGTTCCAAAGAAATGACTTTCAGCAGGAGGTCGCATGTTTACTTTTCCAACGTCTTCTCCATCTTTGGGAAGATTGATGCCTTTTTCAACATGTTCCTCTCCTTGGTCATACGACTTTTCAAGAACTTCTTTTATAGCATCTTCAACTTCTTTGCTATAGGACTTTGTAATTTTAAGAACTTCTTTTCTATACTTTTCAAGATTTCTCAATGTGGCGCTTTGCCACATTTCCCATGAAAAGCCTAAATCTTTTTCTTCTTTGGCATGTCTTTTTAAATTACGATAAAAAGAGTCGATGAGTTCAAGTTCCATGTTCTCATAGATTCTTTTCAAAGAATAAGGATCATTCTCTTTTTTCTTTTCTTCTTTTTCATCCATCAGTAATTACCAATATCATCAAAAGAAGCCGCTATTGGTTCAGCTACTTCATAGCCATCCATAGCATTTAGACGCTCAATTTCTTTTTTCTTTTCATCCTCATCCATCGTATCGCCATATAATTCATCAACAATTCTCTCATTTGACATGATTTTATATTGTTTAGCCTTGCCGATTGTTTCAACCGTTGCTTCAAAGCTAGGATTTGCATATTCACCAAACTGAACATTTACTTCATATTCCTGTTTTGGTCTTTCATTTGCTAAATCATATAATTCTAAAGCAACCGCAACGACTTGAGGGATCACTTTTTCAGCTACTTCAATAATCCTACTTCTCGTATAAAGAGTTGCTTTTTCTTTTTCTCTTTGTGCTTCGGCATTATCCAATTTTTTAACATCAATACCTAATGTCGATGGAGAAATCAACCCTTGCAAACAAGCGTCTAAAGTAGTTGTATAAGCCATCATTAATCCTTCATAATCCATTTCAGGATTTTCTACATCAATTGTAGGTGCAACACCTTCTGTACCTGTAGGTCCTTTTACTTTGATAAATCTTCCATCAAAAGGATTAGGTTTTAATGTTTCACCTGTTGTTGGATCTTTAGGAATCATTTGTTCAGGAATATACTGTTTAGTACGGTTATCTCTTGATGCTTCAATGATTTGGCTATATGCTTCATCGAATGCATCAAAGCTGTCATCCTTACCATCAAATAAAGATTTACCTCTTCCTTCGTATTTTGATGACTCACCAAGAATAACAGGAACACACATAAATCCTTTTTCACTCTTTTTAAAAGATTTAAGCCCTCTAAATTCAGGATAATCCATAACAGAAACTCGTTTTCCTACATCATTTGTTAGCATATAAGAATATCCATATTCTGTATGGATTTCATATAAAATAAATTCTCTATCATCAATGAGATAAGGAATTTTGAATATGATCTTGTTTATTTTTCCATGCTTATAAACAAAATCAACTCTATTTGCTGGATAAAATTCAGCTATTGGATATTTGCCTTCATTTGGATGATAAACAAAACGAATTGCTCCATCTCCTAAAACCATTGCCTTTTTAAAGGCATTTTTAAAGAAGTTCTTAGGAAGTTCTTTTTCAATTTCTTCCCATATCTCTTTTGCTTCATCATTATTAAATTCAAACTCTCCAACATCACTAAATGTAATGTCCGCTAAAGTATCAATGATTAATCCAGGTAATCCACTATGAATCTTTCTAAAATCAACCATATTAGAAGATTCCGATTGCCAAAATCTAACATTACCCATCATATCATCATACTGTGTATAGAATTGATGAAGTTCACTTGCCTCTCCTCTATACCAAATACTATTTTTAAAGCAATTTGTTTCATGGTCCATTGTTTCAAGGACTCGGATAGTAGAAGGATTGGCATTTTTATCTAACATCAGCCAGCTTCTTAATTTGCTTTTAATTTTGTCTGTTAATCCCCTTTATCCATTCCCCCTATCAAATGTTTATACGGAATCCAAGAATACTGATCCGCATTTATTGTGTGGTCGTTTGCATCTTCGGGTTCCGCTTTATCTTCTTTCCAAGAGTAAGTGTTCAGTTCATGAATGTTTTCAACGCACTCATCAACAATCAAATAATCATCATCTTTCATCCAACCTTGTTGCATAGCGATACGATCAATGATTGTTAATTTCTTCCATGCATTGTAGAAATCATAAATCGAACCTACTTCATTGTTATACTTAATTAATTCATTCATGGTTGCTTGATCGGCACTATCAATAAAGACATCCCTTGCGAATGCATCTCCATTTGCTACCCATCGTTTTCTATTTCTTTCTAGAAACGCAATTAAAAGCGGAGGCACATCACTAGGGGCGATAGGATTTTTACCCTCATGCTCTAAATCTCTATTGTTATAGACCTCTTCGGCAAGTGTTATTTTCTTTCTTGTATCAGTTATTCCAGTAAAAATAAATGCGATTTTATCATCGCTCAATCTTGAATATGATGTATCGACACCACATGAAAACTGTACATAATTAAATTCTTTTGCTTGATTAGCGGTAATAATGTGTCTATCAAGCAAGTTAAATACAAGTCCGGTTGCTCTACCTCTTAAACCTTGTATCTTGTTCTTGTACATTTTTGTACCCTCCGGCACTGCATCAATCTTCTTTTGAATAGCTTCTTTAGTCAATGATGCATTGTCATAGAAAGTAAAGTACCAATGAACCCACAACTTAACTGGTGGTTCATTTAATTGCTCTAACAGTTCTTTTGGATAATCCTTGATATATTTCTTTAAAGGTCTACTTTTATTGATAAACTCTTTATAAATAGGCAAATCAGGATCATCCGGATTTGATGTTGTCATCATGTAATCACATCTATGTGTTATTTCTCGTAAGAACTCCATGTCTGCAATATTTACTTCATCAATAAATACACATCCCATTTGAGAACCTAAGACCTTTTTCCATTTTGTTTTGTTATCATAACCACAAACATAAATGACTTTAGTTCCTTTTGCTGTTGAATACTCAATATGAGGAAGTCTTATCTTTCCTTTACCATTGCTATAGTATTCAGTAACACCTTCAAATTGATTAAGTAATCCCATTTCACTATTGATAATGTTCTTTTCAACTGTTCCTAAATCTGCACCAGCAATAACATGATCCTTTTTATCAGACATGGCCACTCTTAACATAAATTTAGGAATTCCTACTGTTGTTTTTCCTGCGGCAGTCGTACCTTCAAGATATTCCCTTTCACATATACATGTAAGAAAGTCTTTGAATTTAGATGATAAAACTAAATTAGTCACTTACATCATCCTCATCTACTGGAATCATTTGTTTAACCAGCGCTTCAATATTAGAGATTGATTGCTGTTTCTTTTCTTCACTTTCGTTATTAACATCTACCTTTTCAGTAAATATTCCATATCTCTTGCCAAGAAGTTCGGCAGCCTTTAATTTTTCTCTTTCATCAGGTGGCTTAACAATGATTTCTTCGCAACCATCACCACATCCAGCAAGTACACTTGATTCACTTTCACCGCGCATTACTGATGTTAGATATTCAATGACCTCTTGTGCGGATGCGGTTCTTTCATTGTGCATCCTTTCAAGTTCTTCATCAATATATTTTCTAATATCCTCTCGTTTTAAAAGTGAATTTGCTCTTGCCGATGCTGAATTGGTCTTAGCGTTTGGATATGCTACTAAATAGGCACGTGTGCCATTCATATCAATCAGGTATTCATCCGCAAATACTTTATGTTTTTTATTCCTTGACACACCTCCTAATAATTTCTATTGGTTGCAGGAACAGGTATCGAACCTGTAATACCAGCTAAGGAGGCTGACGTGATACCATTTCACTATCCTGCGATGTTTTTTGATAAAAATAAAAAGAGACCAATTATGATCTCTTTTTGAAATTTGAAAAGGGGTGTTCTCTTATGGCTTACACCACATTAATAATATAACACGTTTTTTTGAGAATTTAGTCTTGAATTAGTCCAGAATTCGTTTTTTGGACTGCTTTAAGGTCTAAAACCATGTCTAATATATTAAATGATTGATTTATAAGCTCATAGAACTTTGCTCGTGAGAAACCTTGTTTTAGGGCTTCCTGCTCACGTATCGTACTTTCTCCTTTTCCTGGATTATTTGCATAAATAATAACTGCTTTTCTTTGCTCTTGATTAAGTAATGTTGCTATGCAGTTTTCTAATCTTTCGATTACAACTTTATAAGCATAGATATAATCATCATACGTTTCTACTTTTTCAAGGATTTTATTATATCTTTGAATAACGCTCATATGATTTGTTCCTGGCATTTCATTTGAATAAGTAATTGCTTTTCTATCATCTTTTAACTGATCGCGTGTTTCTTCCAAAAGTCTTTTTGTATCTTTCCACGCTTTCCAATGAATAATTTGGTACTTTGATTCCTGCATTTCTTTTCCTCTGAATTGCTATCTGTCCCTTATGAATTTAATCTTAACATTTCTTAATCTTTTTTTCTATTTATTTTCTTTGCTCTTTCTTGGGAATGTGGTGCTTTTCTTCAAAGCTTTCTACCTCTTCCTCAATTGTTTTCAATAAATTTTTTTCTCTTACTAAATCCTTTTCACTTGCGCCGGATCTAGTAATATAGTATTGCAATGCATGTTTAACTGTTTGCAACTTTCTATAATATGTTCCCATTTTTCCACCTCTTACTACAAATTAAACTGAATTCTCATCGCTTCTTGTACTTGCCTCATATCGAATAAATGTATCATTAGATCCTGTGCTTTTATTTTTTCTACCGTCATAATTTGCTCAGGTAAAATATAATTAGTCTTACCGAGTATATTTAATGTTTTGTGCTGCGGTAAATCATGCACCCTAGTAGTCAAGGGAATAACAGTAATTAAAGAGCAAAACGCATTATTATAGTCATTACTAACTACTATGCATGGTCTTTTGCCTCGTATGAAATATCCCCCCCTGTTTTGATCTAATCCATCTAAATCAATCCAATATACATCACCGTATACGATTCTATTATGTATTTCCATTTTCAAAATATCTCCTTTTTTTTATTTGCTGTTTGCATTCTTCTGTATTGATTACCCATTTTTATCTCCTATATTTGGTATTGTGATGGGATAAAATCTATTATCTTCAAAATTACACCATTCACAATTTGATTCTCTATTGCTCATTGGATATCTAATAATCATCATTGGATTATCAACAGTTAATTCTTCGATATAAATACAACATTTATTTTTTACATCATATACCCACATTCCTTCTTTTAAATCCTTAAACTCAAGAGGTTGAGGAGTGAAATGCTCCTCAATTAACTTTTTCAATCCATTGTAATCTTCATTTATTTCATTAATACCATTAGGACCAATGTTAGCTCTATGAGCATATCCAGCGATATCATCCAATAAACTCATACATCTTTCTTTAGTCAACATCTTCAATCACCTCACAGTTATTTAGGATATCTTGAATAGGGAATTCACCTTTATTCAACCAAACGGACAAACCTTCTCCCCAATCTTCTAAATTTACCAATTCTTTATTTGACTTGTTTTCAAAATAAACAATTTCTTCTTTGAAAATATAGTCATATTTTTTAGAAAAATATTTCAACAATTCAAATTCTAAACGAGATAGTTTAATAGGCTCTTTGTATTCTTGACATAGCCATTCAGTTCTAGTAATGTCGCATGTTCTACCTTGTTCATCATATCCGAACTTACATTCCTGACATTTCATTTCATCAGCACATGAACCGCAACCTACAATTTTGTTATTCTTTTCTAAAATTCTAAAGTCATAACCGACATTGCTAATTTCTTTTTTATACTTCATTGCATTAATCATCTTCAACCCTCCAATTTAATGCCTGACCGTAATCCCAACAACATCTAGTTTCTTGACGTTCATTCATGTAATGTTTTAGTAATGCATTACCACAATTCGGACAAGTATAGGTAGCTTCAATTCCAACAAGCCTATCAAGTAAGGAAATTTTCCCTAACTTGTTTTTTATCGGCTTCTTAGGCGTCGCTTTATCCACTAATTCTTGTAATATGTCTACTTCATCACCGCAATAGCGAATTTTAATAGCGGGTAAACAGTGTTCGATAATTTTCGGTGTTTTTTCTTCTATGCTGTTTAATGCTTCTTGATATTTATTCATCTATTTCACTCCTATCATTTTTTCACTTCATAAACACTAGCCAATGTGTTTTTGAGCGTTTGTTCCCAAAAAGCGGTTTGTAATTAATACAATTTAAGATTTCTTTCAATTTAATTTGTTCTTCATTCCACTTAAATATCAGAGTACCATTCGGCTTTAAAACTCTCATACATTCATCAAATCCTTGTTTGATATCTTGTGGCCAAGCGTTAGATAATTTTCCATATTTTTTTACCAACCATGAATTATCTCCCACCTTGATTAAATGGGGCGGATCAAATACAACCATGTTAAAACTTTCATCTTTAAATGGGATATTTCTAAAATCACCGATTACATCAGGCTTTATAGAGATATGTCTACCGTCGCATAGAGTATCTTCTAATTCTCTAATGTCCATATAAACGGTATCTTTATTGGTTTTATCAAACCAAAACATTCTTGAACCACAGCATACATCAAGTATTCTTTTATTCATCTAACCACCCCAATTCCATACACTGCTGATTGATTGCTTTTAATAAAGGCATATCAATGTAATAAGCATTGCTACATTCATCTTTTACTTCTACTTTTTGAATTAGTTCACCGCTGGGCATCTTTGTTGTGAATGATACATATTCTTTTATCATAAAGTTTTTTGGCTCTGCTTCAATTATTTTTTCTCTTTCATATAAAATATATGTTTCAGGATTATATGCAACTACTTTAAATCCCAAATTCTCAAACAATCTTAGTGCTTGTTCCATCATTATTTCACCTCATTTTTCTATAAAATGTTACGTTTAACCTAGATATAATCATTTCGTTTAACCTAGAATTAAACGTAACTATTAAAATCTCGTAAACCTTATACTGCGTATGGTTTTAGAAGAATTTTATCTATTAAAAAGTTCTTGAATTTTTTTAGTGCTATTTTCTTGATTTACAAAGACTAATAACACTGTTCCCCCATCACTCCCATATTCAATATCAATATCAAAATTTTCAACTTCCAAATCAAGTACCTCTTTAGAAATTACTTCATAAAATTCTGGATTAAATTCCGCTATTTGTTGATAAGTATCACCATCTTGTTGATAAGTATCACCATCTTCTTGACAACTTTTCCATATTGTCACTTTATTTAAAAATCCATCTTTTTTTCTAAAACTTAAAAATTCTTTTACTGTCATTTTTTGTATTCTCCTTTATTAAATTTTTATTTCTATCACAAATACAGAGAATAAATTCATTCCCTCTGTAATGTTACTAGAGTATATTTCCGTTACTTCTTTATTTTTGTATTCTTGGATAAGTTCTATTTCACTAGCGTTTATTTTTGCTAGTGAATTGCCTTTTTTATCAACAAGAAAGATTTTGCCAACTGGCTTAATCAAACGTAATAATTCATCCAAAATCATGTTGTTACCTTCTTTTTTATATATTATTTTTTTCATATAGACTTCTTTTTAGTGAATCTATTTGATGTTTCAGCCTATTATTTTCTCCTCTTTTTATTCTTAATTCTTTTGAATAATTCGATGCCATATCACGATAACGTAATCTTTCAAAATCACACTGTTTGTATCTATTTTTTTGAAATTCCAATTCAGAAGATAGCCTCATAACTTCATCATCCTGTACAGTATTTTGCAATTTATTTTTCAAAATAAAATTTTCTCTTTTTAAGCTCTTTATTTCATTTTTTAAAGGAATAAATCTATCATCAGCCCATTCAATCAACAATATTCTTAGTTGTTCAACCTTATTCAATGCAATAACACCTAATTTATTGATTAAAACAATGTAGGCTGATTCAATGATTGCTCTAAATTTTGAATAAAATTCATTCCTGTTTTAAAGTAGCTTTCCTTGATTTCACAACCAATCCCATTTCTATTTAATTTCACTGCCGAATAAGGAACTGACATAACTCCACCAAAAGGATCAAATACAGTTTCACCTTCGTTTGTATACCATTTAATTAAATACTCAATCAAATCTAATTGAAGTGGTGTCATATGCTTTTCATCTTTTTCTTCTTTAGCGATTTTTGTATTTAAAACATTTGTTCTTGACACTTTTGGTGATTCTTTGCCGATTCCCCAACATGGGCTTGCAAGCTTAGTCCATTGATGAAATTCATCATCTATATTTTCGTGTTTAACATGAACCCATTCATCTTCACGCTCATGTTTTTGCATCAAGATAACGTAGTCTGGCATTCCTGTTCGTGTTATCTCGGCAAATTTCTTATAAGAGTTCCATAAAATAGATGCTGATTTTGTTCTAGTGGCTTCAATTTGAGGATCTTTAAATACTGTAATCTCACCGTGATATGTCCATCCAAATTTTTGGAAAGCTTTGATTACCATACCTCTAAAGTCAATCAATCCCATTGCTCCATCTCGTCCTTTGAAAGTTGGAATTTGCATCACATGTAATGCAATAATTCGCCCAGGACGAGTAATTCTATAGAGCTCTGGAATTAAATATTCCATTTGTTGGAAAAATTCATCTAAATCTTTGACATTACTGAAATCTCTAGGATCATCACTGTACGTATAGAGATTTGCAAACGGAATTGATGTGACTGTTAAATCAATACAATCATCAGGTAGCTGCCTACATACATTGACACAATCATCGTTATACAATTTGTAACTCATAAAAAGCTTGGTATTTCAATTTTGTTTTGTTGAAATACCTCATTCACCTCTTTTTCTTCAAAATTTAGTAACTGTATTTCTTGAACTGACATATCCATTTGATTTTTTAGATCATGTTGCAGTTCTTTCTTTTTATTTACTGTTTCCAAAATATGCATTTCAGTTGTTCCTAATACGATATAGGAATAAACATCTTGTTTTTGCCCGAATCTATAGATTCTTCTTAATGCTTGATGATAGTTTTCATAAGAATAGGTCAATCCACAAAATATGACGTTATGACATTTTTGGAAGTTCATTCCATAACCAAAAATCTTAGGTTTTGAAATCAAAACTCTTATTTTCCCGTTTTTAAAATTCAAAGCACATCTTTCTTTTCTTTGAGGTTTATCACTGCCTCTAACTTCAACTGCTTCTGGAATGTATTTTTTCAATAGATCCGCTTCTAAATTCGTATCACACCATATCAAATACTGTTCATCATCTTTCAATGCTAATTCTGCACATTTTTTAGCCCTTGCATCTGCAGTTCTATTTTTCTCTTTATGAAATGATGTAGCTGATGTTCCTATTTCTCTAAATAAACCATTTTCAAAATTATCATCGATTACATCGATATCAATCATGATATTTTTCTCAATCAGTTTAGGAAGCGTATAATAATCTGCTTCATATCCTAAATCCTTGGGACTTTCGATGTTGACCGACCAGTTACAGCACCATTTATAAAAGTCTTTTGTAGCATGTCCTTTTAAACGATATGAACCTGTTTTCATATCATTGATAAAATAAGTTGCTAATGCCTGTGCGGTTGTCGTAATTCCTAGAAAATCCGCATGATTCAATAATTCCATCAAATCGTTAGGTGCTGGAGTTGCGGTACAACAAAGACGATATTCCGTATCTTTAAAAGCATTTGTCAGTTGTACTCTTGTTTTACCTGTAAAGTTTTTTAAAACGCTTGATTCATCCAAAACGATTCCAGCAAATAAGTTTGTATCGATATTATCCAACTGCTCATAATTAGTAATATAAAGCCCGTTATCAATAGAAAAGTCATCTCTTAATACTTTTACTTGATAGCCTAATAATGGAGCTTCTTCATAAGCGGTTTGAACCGTAACACCTAGAGGTGCAAGGATAAGAACAGGTTTATTTGTTTCTTTATTTACTTGATGTGCCCATTCTAATTGCTGTAAGGTCTTTCCCATCCCACAAGCTTCAAATAACGCAAATCTTTTCTTTTTGAGTGCTTTTTTAACAATGGCTTTTTGATAGTCGAATAAAACAGGATTTAAATCATCCAATTCAATATCAATTCCATCCGTTTCTTTTACTTTCTTTTTTGATTCTAAAAATTCTTGATAGTTCATAATGCACCTCCTAAAGTGTATTTGTAAGCATAGAGTTATCTATTATTCTTTTATGACACCAATCATTAATGAAAGCCATTTCAGTTATGGTTGGTTCTTTATTGTCATATCCTCTAGCTTGCAAAAGGATCTTATTAACTGGATCTATTTCAACAGTAACCAGTGATTTTTCTTTTTCTTGTTGTTTTCTAACAAAGAATACTGCAGATTGATGCGCTGCAATTTTAGGAATGTAATTTCTAACACAATGATTCATCTGACTTGATTCATTTACTAATTCCTCAACGGTTCTAGCAGCTCTAATAACGTAATCATATTTTTCGTAATTGTAAGGTCTTATCATCTTTTCAAAATCAATGATTTCCTGTTCGTATTCTTTATTATCAAGTATCTCTAGGTTATTGAACATCTTGTCATGTTCTTTTTTTAAATCCTTTGGAAACAGTTTGCTTTTATCTATATTCACATGTAGTCTTTCAAGAAAATCAATGTAATCCAGCCAAAAAGAGAAGTCACGTTTTTGCTTTCTTAGATATTGGATTGTTTTTCTATCATTTGCATAAAGATTTTTGCTTTTTCTATATCCAACTTTCAATGCATCTCTGGCATACTCTATATCAAAAGTATCTAAATCAACCATCATCTGCATTTCATACTTATCGGGGTTGAGTTTTGACCATATTCTAAAAAATCTTTTATTTTCTTTTAGAAACTTTCTTACATCTTCGACATCATTTACTCCCATATAGCGCATGATTTGTCTAAAGTATTTTGTCATTCCCATTTTGTAAATCATTTCTATTTCAGGGAATATGTCATAAATAAAAATGTAATCTTCTAAATACCATCTCTTAGATATTTCTAAAATATTCGCATACTTATATTTTGATTTTTCAATGCATTTTTTTACATTGCTTCCAATAAAGTAACCTGCTTTTGGAACTTCTACTTTCCATTTGTACGCATCCGTTAATTCTTTCCAACGGTCTTTTTCATTGTACTTACAAGAAATATGATAGTTATTACAGTTTATATATCTTTTAACCGAGATATTTCTATCCAAGTTCCACCTGAACGCTTCTAAAACTTCATAACTAATTCTTAAAAGCTTTTTATTGTACATTTTTTTAAATGAAAACGTTCTTAAAATAAGCTCATTTCTTTTATTCAATGTTGTAATAGTAAGCCAACAACAATAATCCATTATATTTCTATTTCTTTTGTATATTTGAAGCTTTGAATTGCAAACAGGACATTTCTTATACTCATTTATTTTGATTTTTTTATCCTGGTGCGTTGAATTACAGTTCGTACAGAAATATGTATGATCATCTAATCTAATCAGCTTATTCCATTTATCTCTTTTTGCCTGTTTATTTCCTTCTTTTATCAGATAATCAATATTTCTATACTCAGGTATCTTAATTAATTCATCAACGACTTCTTTTTTTGTCACTTTCATAAATCAAAACCTATTTGCATGTCATTTACCTTTGATTTTTTCTTTTTAACAGTTCTCTTTGGCTTTGTTTCCTGTTTCATCTTTTCAATTTCTTGTTTATAGGAATCGCACTGCATTTGTAAAAGCTGCATTTTATTGTTTTCTTTTTCATCATCATTTGCATTACCAGGATGCATTAGCATGATGTTTTCCATTTTCTTTTTAATTGCATCCATATCAATATCTTCATCAAGATAATGCATTACTATTCCATAAAGTTCTTCATCTGGACCAGTAACACATGCCATGCGTTGATTGCTTTTTCCTTTCAAATGCTTCACATAGAGCTCATGACCGATAAAAAGCATCATGTCATCAATGTTCTTATTTTCTTTTTCTAGCAAGTTACTTGTATCGTTTCTCGATAAAAGATAGTTTTTAATCATTACAATCATTGAATCATTGCTATTTTCTAGTTGTTGTTTGAAACTCATCTATGCCCCTCCTTATCTTCTTGTCCAATTCATCTCTATATTTTTTTTGAATGATGAACAATTCATCTTCAGTTATCTCCTTTACTATTCTTAATCTATTTGTAGATGCTCTTGTATCTAATCGATCATCAGTAGAAAGCAATCCAAGCGCTTCTACAATGCAATAGCGGTTTCCTTGATTTTTAGGATAATACTGTAAGACTCCAAAGGGTTCCATGCAAAAATGCATACCGTTTTTAGCGGTTTTAGGATTTCCTTTGGTTTCATAGGTCTTACCAACCTCAAACTGCATATTTCTACATCTAAGATTTTTATCAAAGCCCTTATATCCGTATACTCCCATTACTTCACCTTCTTCGGATACATTATTAAGATTGCCCTGTGCGATACTTCGTCTATTCTTGTAAGTCTATAGCCTATCAATCTGTATTTTTCTGAATAATTTTCTTCAAATGTATGCATCATTTCATCATAATCCATACACTTAAAAGTAGCTTTCTTGTAGGTCTTTTTCATGCTATTTCCTCTATTTTTGTTTCGTTTAACCTTATATTAAACGTAACTATATAAATCTCTCAAAGCCTATACATACCAACACTTTCAAGAGATTTTTAACATTAAAAACTTCTTTGATTTTTTGAACCTTTTTTAATAGATACTGTAGTCAATTCTAACCATCAAACATCCTACTATCTTATCGTCAACCAGTGTATATGTCGACGCAATAGATAACACTTCTTTGTCTTGAAACACTTCAAGTGTGTTACTTATATCAGGTTTACTTAACACCTGTAGCGGTTCTTCATGTCTTCCGTTTATAAACATTTTCCCTATCGGTGACATAACCATTATCAAGTCTTTTAATTTCATTTTTTCATTTCCCTCTTTCCAGCTATGTTTAATGTATTTTCAAATTTTAATTCCAATTCCTGTGCTTCAAATAGAACGCTCTTAACATCATTCAATGTCATATTTCTTATACCAATCACATCCAATGCTATAGAACCGTTACAAAGATAAATTTTCATTGCTTGTGTAAATAATCTCTTTGATCTATACATATTCAACGTTTCGATAGCATCACGAGGTGGTACAGATACCGTCACAATTTTTTCAGTTGTTGTATAGCTGCTATTTGTAATTTCATTTTCTTGAAAATGAAATGTAAATTTTACTTGCATATTTCTTCATCCTTTCTAGTATTTAATAGCTTCTACTTTTCTCTTCTTTTCCTGCTGAGATGTATTCGTGTAGATAGCTGTTGTTTGTATAGAACTGTGCCCCATGATCTTGGCCAGTTCTGATAATGAAGCCTGTCC